GTAAAATCGCTATCCGATTGGGTGGTGTTGACGTTCATTCCTGCCGTCAAAAAATGGAACGAAAAACACGGTCCGGCGATGAAAAAAATGTTCCGAGAATGGGGCGAGAAAATCAAAATCGTATACGACATCCTGCAACCGTTGGTCGTGGAGGTACTTAAGAAACTAGGCAATTGGATCAAAAACAATGGGACGGTCACGGCCGTCGGCATTGGAGTCATTGCCGGAGCGTTGGCAATCTATGCAATCTCAATGGGATTGGCGGCAGCCGCAACCGGGGCAATGAACATTGCCCTCATTGTGTTTGATGTTGTGAGCGCACCGTTCACAGTCACCGGTGCCGTCATTGTTGGAATTTGTCTCGCACTTTTTGGTGCGTTCAAAATGTTAGGCGTCGGCATTAGCGACGTGTCCGGGTTCTTTGGAACGCTCTGGGAATGGATCAAAAAAATCCCTAATGCGTTCAAATCTATGGCCAACGCATTTGTCCCCGGTTTGAATGGGATGATTTCGGTGGTGGAGTTGGCAATCAATGTGATGATTGACGGGTACAACAAACTGCTCCCGTTGTTAAACATTTTCAAACCGGGTAAAGATTTGCAAGCGGTCGCAAAAGTGAAATTCAGTCGGGTCCAAACGTTCGACATGGGACCGACAGTTGTTGGAAATAAAGACAAGGCCCAATCGGTGAATGATGCGTTGGACATGTTTAACAATTGGAGCGGCCCCACATTGGCGACGGGCGGCATCATCACTAGTCCGATGATTGCGAAAATTGGGGAGGCCGGCCCGGAGGCCATTATCCCGTTAGGTCGCAACACGGGCGCAGGGATGGGGAGCGTTGTCAACATCAACGTAACAGCGTCGCCGCTATCATCCCCGGCGGATGTTGGTGCCGCAGTTGTCGATGCACTCAAAGCCTACGAACGGCGCAACGGTTCCCTCCGGTTGCGCGTGTCCTAATGGTCGACCGTCCAACGCTCAAAGTTGAGGTTGCATTTGCGGCCACGGCACTCGGAGCAGTCCTAGCATGGACAGACATCACATCGTTCGTTCGCTCCGGGTCCACGAATGTTGGCAGGTCCTCAGAGGTGGATGACTATGCGGCCGGGAGTCTGTCATTGACATTGGACAATCGTGCGCGAACGTTCGATCCGTTCTACACCTCGGGACCGTATTATGGGAACCTAAACGCACGCAAACAAATCAGAGTGTCCGCCACCTATGCGTCAGTAAACTATCCACTATTTTATGGCAACGTCACGGGTTGGCCATTGGCACCCGATGTCTCAGGCGACAGCGTGGTCCAATTGCAAGCGTTCGACGGCTTGGGGTATCTCGCAACGTGTGACCTACCGCAGGACCTCTACACCTACACCGTCGACCTCATAACGACAACTCTAGGGAACCGGCAAGCATGGTGGCCACTAGGGTCCACAAATGTCAACGCCTCTGACAGGGACGAAACGTTCCCCTTCACGTTTACTAGTCCGGAACCTAGAACGGGGAGCGCACCAAACGATTTTGTTGCAGGATCGTCGCAGGCGTTCGACGGATCATTTGGGGCCATTGGTCCGGTGGTCAACGCGTCGGGCGCATGGTCGGCGGCGTTCCTATTTAAGACCGCAACAGCAGGACCCGCCGGCGGTATAAACCCGATCCTCGCATCATCGGCGACCACCGATCCCGTGACAATAGGCATTGACGAATTGGGGCGCATCGCGTTCCGACGTGGTACCGGCAACACCGGCAATTCGGGATTCGCCGGCAACGATGACAATTGGCACGCCGTCGTTTTGACCTACGCCGGCAGCGGGGCCATCAACATCTATGTTGACGGCACCCTACTCAGTAGCGGCAACACCACAGGGACAGGGACCGACGGCACAGGGTTCGACATGATCGGGCTATCCAATGCGGGCACCGATCTACCCGCCTACATTGGCGAGTTGTCAAACGTGACCATTTGGCATGCAGAGGTCAACGAAACAATGGTCCACCAATTAGCGTCCGCCGCATTGTTCGGGACCCCGTACGCAGAGAACGCAACGGATGGTTGGGTGGCCCTAGTCTTAGACGCCGCCGGGTGGCCGTCGGGGAGTCGGACCCTAGACAATGGGACAGTCAAACCCGGTGGAATGAAATGGGGAACCAATGCCCTAGATGTCCTCCAATTGTTGGCACGCACAGAGAATGGCCGGGTGTATGTTGAACCCGATGGGACGTTCGTATTTCAGGATGGATCGTGGGCGCGTACCGCCTCCAATTCGATCACCTCACAGGCCACATTTAGTGACTCCGGGGTGGCGTTGACCGTCCCATTTTCTGCCGTTGGATCAATCGTCTATTCGGACGAATACATGGCGAACCGGATCACAGTCACCACAGTTGATGGGCAAGGTTTCACCGCCGACAATACAACATCGCAAACCGCCTATGGGATCAAATCGCGCAGCGTCGAAACGTTGTTGGTGAACCCTTCCGATGCCCAAACGTTGGCGTCAATCCTTTTGGCGCAGCATGGGACGCCGGAGTTACGCATCGACAATTGGACGGTACTGCCACAGACATCGGGGTCGGTCAGTTTCCCGAAGGTCCTCCAATTGGCGTTGATGGACCTAGTGACGTTTGAGATCAAACCCAACAACGTTGGCACTAGAATTAGTCAAACAATGTTGATCGAATCTATTGTGCACAATTTTACGCCCGACACATGGTCCACCACGTTCATTGGTTCGCCCGCCCAACCCGTTTGGAAACTAGAGGATGCCACCTATGGTGTCCTAGAGTCCACGACCTTTTTAGGATAACGCATGGCATCATTTACAAACGCAACAACCCGATCCGCAGGCTATCTAGTAAGCGCCGCCAACGATTGGAACGTTGTCGCATCGTCTTTGAATTTTGTGGGGTCCGGTATTGCCGGCACAGGATACCCGGCAGTCATGGCCACATCGTCGGCGGTGACCACGTTGACCGCCAACACATGGGCGTCGATTAGTTTTACGACTGCCGACGAATGGGACACGGCGACCATGCACGACACGACCACAAATCCAACACGCCTAACGGTGCCAACATCAAATGGCGGGTTGTATGCAATCACCGCAAACGTCTATGCCAACACCAATGCGACGTCCTATCCAATCCAATTGATGGTTCGCAAAAATTCCGCAGCATCCGCAAGCGGTGGAACGTTTGTTGCACAGATGACCGGCAGGCTATCGACGAACGCATTGTTGGCGACGGGTCTACAGTTACAAACCGAAACTCGGTTGGTGGCCGCCGATTACATCGAAATTTTTGTGGCGTGTGAATCAATCTCAACCGTCTCATTGATTGGGACGACCTTCCCGCACCGGTTCGGATTGCGTTGGTTGTCAACATGATCGCAGAAATTGCAGGAATTAGCGTCAACGATTTAGTGACCGCTGCCAAAATTGTTGGCGCCATCGTCGCAATCGTTGCAGGACTCGCGGCCATCAGTAGGTTCCGCCCGGTCCGATGGTTTTGGTCTCGCCTAATTGGCGAACCCGTTGGAATGTTTTTTCGCGCACAGGTTGAGGCAGTAGTGAACCCGGCATTTGATCGCGCGTCCCGGGCGTTGTACGACCACACCGAATTTGAACACTACGAAAATGACCGGATGCGGACCGCAATGATCGCGACGTCGCAACGCCTAGAACAAATCGAAATTTCGTTGGACATCGTAGACCGGCGATTGACGTCGATCACGCAGCACAACGACCGTGGGAATGTTTGACAATGCAACAATGTATACATTGCGGCACATTGCATGATCTCCAAAATGGGGGATTGTGCAACAATTGTGGCGCCCGACTAGAGGAACAAATCTATGTTTTGGAAACTAACATTGGAGCGTTGTGTGCGTGCCGGCGTGGCCGCCGCGATTGGTGTGACATCCACACAGTTAGCGGCCGGCACGTTTGATGGTGCCACCCTCCGGACGTTGGCAATTTCTGCCATTGCCGCCGGTGTGAGCGCCGTGTTGTCCCTACTGTCTCGCACTATCGGCGACCCGGGGTCGACATCGTTCACCAAATTTGAGGTCGGGCCGTGACCGTAAACGTCGAACCGGTGGTGACAATCACCGCAATTGTGACCCGGGCCGATGGTACCGTTGAGGACCTCGGGATCGTTGCCACGAATCGCAAACCTAGAACCAATCCGATCCGGCGAATCATCGCCCGAATTAAAGGAATCTAATGCCATCAACCGCCGCAGTTGTCAACAATGGACTCGCAACCATCACCTCCCGTTTGATCGGGACCGCCACGAACGTCCCGCACCATGTGGCATGGGGCACGGGAACCGGGGTCGTTGCAGTAACGAACACGACACTCACCGAACCGGGCGAGGCTCGCACCACCGGAACCGCAACACAGGCCACGACCACCTACACGTCGGACACGCATCGCGTCACAGGGACAATCGTTGCAACCGGCACCCGGGCAATCACCGAATGTGGATTGTTCACCGATGTCACCGCCGGCACTCTCTACTGCCGGGGACTACTCGCCGCCACCATCAACCTCACAACCGGGGACTCCGTTGCGTTGACTTTTAACATCCAATACACGAGCAGCGTCATTACGACCCCATGACCCCGTTGCAACAATGGTGGGCCATAGAGGCCGACACAACATTGACCGAATCGCAGAGGACCGCACAGTTGACCGCACTCCGGGCCACAACATTTTTGGCCGTCGACCTCCCATTCGTTAGCGGCGACCTCACGATTGTTGCCATCACCGTTGATGGCACGATTGTCAAATGTCAAGGGTCCGGAACGTTTGGGTGGCCATTGTGGTTGCATGGTCCTCCGATTGGGATTCCCGATCCGGATGGGATTGAGGTTGCAGCGGATGGTTCTACATGGTCGACCGCTCCGGAGGAAATTATTGCAAACGGTTTGAGGTCCGGGCAATGACAACCTCCGTGTTTTATGGGTCCGACGTTCGGGCTGTAAATGCCAACGGTTCACTAGGTGTGACACCGGCGGGCGTGTTCACGAACATCGATTCGCTATTTGATACCGGGGTCATGCAAACACAATCAAAAACATCGTCAGGTTCGACGATTAACCCGGCGGCAACGTTTGACAATACCCCGGCAAGCGGGTCGGCGTTGATTGCGGTCATTTGTCGGACGGCGGACAACATCGCATCGACGTTGACCGGGTGGACACAGTTGACGGCAAGCGGTGCGGGAGGTGTCCGCCGTTTGGAGATGTGGTGGCGTCGTGCCGGCGCATTAGAACCAACAGCGGTGACGTTTGGGAACGCTACGGCGGCGGGTTGGCAGGTCGCCCTCTACGAATTTGGCGGGTTCGCTACCCTCTACGATCCGGTAACGATTACGACAGCGGTGACGGGTACGTCGGCAGCGTTAGCAAACTTTAACATGGACGGATGTTTGACGGCCGTTGGTGCCGTTGTGATGGGATCAGTCGTTTCCAACATGGCGGTTGTTGCAGCGTTTGGGAGTTTCGAAACGGCAACGTTGACATCATCGTCAACGTTGCATGGGATCGCCCGGGTTGATGGTTGGACTAACTACGAAGGCAGCACGCCGCGTTTCACATGGACAACGTCGCGCGCCCACACTAAAGGTTCCGTCGGTTGGCCGATGATAGTTTCGGCAGATTTCACCGGTGACCAATTAGTGGGCAACGGGGTAGCATCCGCGACAAATGGTGGCGTCGCGATGATGGGAATTTCGTTTGACACGTCTGCAATCCCCAATGCAAACACGGTGACGGCAACAACATTGACATTGGCGACCGGTAACTTTAGCGGGTATCCGGCAAACACGGCCGTTTCGGCGTTCAGTCTCGCCGGTGCTGCCATCGTTGTTGACGCATCGAACACGCGCAAGGTCATCAAAAAACCGTCCGAATTGTCCGCACTCACCCGAGTTGCAACACGCGCAACGGGGAGTCCGTGGACCTATCCGACCGCCTACGATTGGACGTCCGACGCAACGTTCCCCGGTGAAATAAGTTTGACCGGATCGACAACAATTTTGATGGCCCTAGAGGACCAAAAGACAGGAACGACACGCGCAACCGGCGAACAATTAGTGTTCTCCGGTACGGTGGCGAACCATTCGTTGACAGTTGTTCACAATTTTCAGTCTAACGCCACATTTCTTGCCACGGTCGCCACCTCGCCGGTCATCACCCGAAGTTTCATTTTCGCCCGCACGATCATCGCCACCGTTGCAGGATTGCCGGTCGTGACACGCATTCCAATTTTTGCCCGGACGATTGCTGCCACCGTTGGCGCCTCACCGGTAGTGACTCGCACCGCAACGTTCGCCCGCAGTATCGTTGCGACCGTCGCCACCTCGCCGGTCATCACACGCATCGGAACATTTGCCCGGACAGTCAAGGCCACAGTTGGCAACACGATCACCGCAACCGCCGCCATTGTCATCACACAACCCGTTCGGGTGTTGTCATTGTTTATGCGTAACACGATCAAAATTCCACAGGCCGTGACCGTCCGATTGTTCGGCCGGTCCACCATCCGAATCCCTAAAGAATAGGAATCTAATGGCCACCTCCATTGAGTATGTCGCCGGCGCAGAGTTGCCGCCATTGCTAATTGAGTTACTAAACGAGTCAAACGATGTGATCAATTTGACCGGGTTCACGGGTAGCATCAAATTAGGACTCAACGCGACCACGACAGCATTGACAAAAACGTCGGGCGTGACATGCAGCGCGTCGGGAATCACCGTCGGATGGTCTGCCGGGGACCTTAATTTGTCCCCAGGTTCGTACATCGGGGAGGCCATCGCGTCGCAGGCGGGCCTAGATTATCGACGCCAATTTTCGTTGGTGATTCGGGCGGCCCTCGCGTGAGACTCATTCCACGATCCGAATGGGGTGCCGTTCCCCCGTCATCCCCACCCGAACCGTGGGCGCAGGGTGGACCCGTCGACCTTGTGGTCCATTGGGTTGGTGGTTCGGGGTCGTTAAATTTGGCCGACCATTCGAATTGTGCGGGCGCGTTGCGTTCTGTCCAACGCTACGAAATGGCCAACGGTTATTCGGACATCGCCTATTCGTTGGCCGTGTGCGGCCACGGTATGGCCTACGATTGCCGAGGACTAAATTTCCGCGGTGCCGCTAACGGTCCACCAACGAACGGCACCAAACCGTCCGTGTTGTGTTTGCTTAACATGGCGGACACGATGACAGCACCAATGCAGGACACCCTCCGGGAGATCCGCCGCACCCTGACACCCGGCACCATGTACGGCCACCGGGAGGTCAACGCGACAACATGCCCGGGGAATAATGTCATGGCGTTCGTGGACTCAGTACGCAACCCGCCCGCCCCGCCACCTCTACTCCCAACGATTGGAACCGATGACATGCAATTCCTTATGCGCGCCGACGATGGCACCCCTCAGGTTTGGCTAGTAGCCGGCAACACCAAAACACATTTGACCGGAGGCCCGCAAGGGTCGTACGACCCGTGGTTGGTGTGGTCCATTATCCACATCCCCGGTTCGACCGATCCCAAAACCAATCGGGAGTGGATTGTCCCCGCCCGCATGTTGGCCGGGATTCGCACGATCACCGTCTAAATTCGGGGTGGTCCGTCTCGCCTCCGTGGGCGGACCGCCACCCGTCGTGGACCCCGGTGGCCATCCCTCCGGTGCAGGCCCGGGCATGCGGCGCCCCGGGGTCCGCCACATCACATTCGTCGACGTTAGGAAACCTATGCGCCGCACTACATTCGCCATGTTGCTAATGGCAGTTACAATTGTCACTATTTGGGGCGCCTACGCTGCCCCATACGCCACGAAAAAGAAACCCCCGCCACATAGTGCCACCCGAATCGTTGCCCAAATTACGGCCACGACAACGACCACGACAGTTGCAGCACCTCCGACCACGACCACCCTGCCCCCTCGCCCGGTCGCCCCTAGTGTGGCGCCACCCGCAACCATCCCCGTCGGATGTCCCCCGGCAATTGTCGATGCTGTCCACCGCCATTTCGACCGGTTCGGAGTCGACGTCGCAAATTGGTTTGTTGGGATCGTGTGGCGGGAGTCCAATTGCCGGCCCGATGTGATTAGCCCGGGCCGGTGTTATGGACTCGCACAGATGGCCCTCCCCCTACATGCCGGCATTTTCGTCGCCGATGGCCACGATTGGCAAACAACATGGATGGACCCAGACGCAAACTTAATGGCCGCCGCACGCCTCTATGCCGGCGCAGGTTCTAGGCCGTGGCAATTTTAGAACCCCCAAAAATGGACCCCCGACCCTAGTGGTTGGGGGTCCCTTTTTAGTTGTCCCACCGGTGGTTTACTATCCCCCACAACATCAAACACACAAACGGAGGACACAACATGGGACAGTACGCCGCCAATCCACTACTCGGGCAGGAACCCGACGATGTAAAGAAGGCCAACCCGGAGGACCTCCGGTTGTGGTCCGTCACCACCGTCATCGGATGTCTAGACAAACCCGCATTGGTCTATTGGGCCGCCGACATGACCGCACAGGCCGCGATTAACGATGCCGACGTGTGGCAACCGATGGCCGCAAAAGATTCCACCGAGGCCCACCGGTGGTTGACGGGGGCGCGATTCAGGAAACCGGCCGGACAGACTCGCACCGCCGCCGAATTAGGCACCGCCGTCCATGCGGCCATTGAGGACTACACCCTCACCGGGAAACGTGGCAACGTTGATGCGGAGGTCCTCCCCTACATGGATCAATTCGATCAATGGGCGCAGAGATTCCAACCCGTCTATCAGGCCGCAGAGGTCACCGTCTACGATCCCGAGTTTGGCATTGCCGGGACGTGTGACGCGTTCCTCACAGTCGATGGGGTCCGGTTTATTGCGGACTACAAAACGACCCGCAAATCGTTTGACACGAAGGGCAAACCTACCGGTCCCTACCCGGAGGTAGCCCTACAATTGGCCGCATACAGGCACGCAAAATTGGCGGCCGTCTGGCGTCCCCGGAGAATCGAACAATTCCGCCGCCGGTACTATCTACTAGGCGAGGCCGAACGTGCCGCCGCGGTACCCGTCCCCGAGGTCGATGCCGGGATGGTGATTCACATCACGCCCGAACATTGCCACGCCTATCCGGTCGAATGTGGCCCAAAGATTTACGAATCATTCCTCTACACATTGGAGGTCGCACGTTGGACGTTTGACATTTCCAAAACGGTCATTGGCGACATCCTAGAAACCTCAGAGGTTTAGAAAATGGACAGTAAAGAGACCCGGCGCGAGGCGTTGCGCGCATCAATTGCCGAGTTGAGTCCGAGAGAATTAGCGGCACGGGATCAATTATTGCAGAGACTGCGCGCCTATTACGACGAAAAGAATTTGAGTTTCTACGACCTAGACACACGGTTTGGAATTGTTGCCACCGTCGCATTATTAGCGGACGCATACAAGGCCGGAGAGTTTGAGTGGACCACAATGGGAATGGCTCATTTGTTGATGGAGACCCAAACAAGAATTGACGACAGAGACACGACAAAAAAGACCTCGGAGGTTTAGACCATGCCAATCATTGATCTACAGCGCAGGCTCACAGAGGCCGGCCGTATTCGGTTAGGGGATAAGGGACCTAAAGGCGCACCCCGCAAATTGGAAACGTTTCGGTTGACATCCTCCGACCGGTTGTTGTTGGATCGGGTTGCAGCACTCTACGGCGGGACGGTCTCCCGATGGGATGCGATGCCCGGGCAGTACGAAATCACAACCGAGGCGACCACATTGGACGTGATCGTCCCACCATCGTCAATGGCATTTTCCCAATGGTTGGAAATGTGGTCCGGTGGTGGTTGTGTCAAACGATGTGACGGGATTTGGAACACCGTCGCCGATGCCCCGTGTTCGTGTGATCCGGAGAAAAGGGATTGCAAACCGCATACCCGGTTGTCGGTGATCCTCCGGGACCTCCCATCAATTGGGGTGTGGCGATTGGACACGCAAGGATTTTATGCGGCGACCGAATTGTTGGGTGCTGTCGAATTGATCCAAACAATCGGCAACGCCGGGACAATGCTGCCCGCACGCCTACGCCTAGAAACTCGCACAGTCAAACGACCCGGCGAGGGCACCAAACGGTTCGTGGTTCCCATCCTTGACGTGGCGCAGACTCTCCCGGAGTTAATGGCCACCACCGGGAACATTCCGGGGATGCCGGCATTGGCATCCGGTGGAATGACTCCGGTGCCGGTAGACGAATTGTCGGCCGCACCGGTCGCCACGATTGCAGAACAAACCGCCGCCCGGAGGGTACGCCCCGCCCGGGCAAATGCTGCCCAACCGATCCCCTCCACGGGTATCATCCCTAGACCGCAACACATGATCGATGCGCCCCCGGATTCCCTACCGGTGGGCAGCGTCGGGGACAATGGTGGGGAATCCGACGGAGCGTGTCACGCTCAGGGTTCCCCGCCGTCCCCCGACGATGATGCAACAACACGCGCCCGACAGGTCGCCCGCCTAATGCGCGAATGTGTCACCCCCGAATGGCCGGACGGGATCACCGGAGACAATCGCCAATTGTTTTTGGACGCCTATTCGTTGGGGCGTTACAGGTCCGCAAAAGAGATTCCGCCGGCAGAGTTTGAGGACGTCAAAGAAACGATCCGAGGCGTCAAACGGGGGTCCATCCTTTTTGATGCCCTCCGGGTTGATGGCGCAGGGATGCCGGCACCGGTCCTCCGGGTCGCATTGACCGGGCTAATTCACACGCCACATGGGGCAGCGGGTCCGGACGATGATGGCCACGACGAATCGCCGTTCGTATGACTCCCGACGAAATGGCGTTGTGGTATGTGATGGACAGCACCGACGGAGAAACGTGGATCAATGACAATGCGGCCATTGCCGGCGTCACAGGGTCCACCATTTTTGACGCTGCCGTCTATGCAGAGAAACGAATCATGTCGGCACACCCGTCCGATGATGTCCGGTATTGGGTCGGCCGCCTAGACGCATTGACATCCCTATTGTCAAGCGCCGGAGTTTGGGACCCCCAACAATGGTTGGACAGCGTGCGCCATTGTGTGAGGGCAGAAAACCCAAACCTTTAGCCGGCAGCGGTCGGCCGCACATACCGGCGCACGATACGCAGCACCGCAACATGAGACAGGCCGGCGGCGTCACCTACTGCCCGCAACGAATACCCCGCATCGACCGCCGCAACGATGGCCGCATCCCGGCGGCGTACTGCCGCCGGGAGGACCTTCACAGTTTTCCGGACCGCCACCAATTCTCTACCCATTGAGACCGGCCGCATCATCCCAACGTCGGTCCCGAATTTCCTGATCCACAAACCTCCGGGCCGCGCTTAAAGTCGGCAAAAACCCAATCGGTTTGGCGTCCACATTGTCCATGTCGTGAGGATGGTGAACGATGTATGCCCCCACACGTCCGGCGTTGTCGCGCAATGTCCAAATGCCGTGACCACGATAGGTCCTCAAAATTGTTTCCATTTCGTGTTCCACTAGATACGCTCCCGAGAGTAGATGGATGATTCTTTTGCAGTTTCGTCGCCATCCCAATCATCAACGTTCACGTCGACCACATCGGTCCATCCGTTGGTGAAATTGTAGAACGACAGGCGAGACCCGTCGGGGCGTTCCATTTTTCCAACCAATTTTGTCAACGTAACTTTTTTGAGGTCGCCGTTCGATTTGTGCAACGTCACATAATCGCCAACAGTTGCAGCGCGTCCCTGCCCCGACGCGATCACCGCCCGCCATTGTTGATCGTATCTCCCCAACCGTCCCTGCAAATGTTCGGTCATCGTGTTCCCCTTTGTGCGTTGATCCGTTCCACGGTTACGGCATCCAAATCCATTGCAGATTGGAAACGTTCGAATGTGCATGAATCTTTTGCGGTGACTCGGATGATGTCCCACCCAACAATCCGTTTGGTGTATTCCTTAGCAACAACAATTGCCTCCGCTGCCGTATTCGCCGCAAACCTCATGTTGTCCCACACCAATCCGGGATTCGCGCGATGCGTAAACGTCACCAAATAGGATGTTTGCTTACCGGTCATTGCAAGCAAAAAACCGGCCGTCCCTTCACGTCCGGCAGCGCGCAGGTCCTCTAAATGTTTGTCCTCATAATCGGTTCCTAAAAACTTAGTTGTCATTTTGTTCCCCTTTTGGTTACTGCATCCCGGCCGACGATTGCCGGCCGGGTCGTGCCATTGGTGTTAGTAGTTGTAATCGAACAATGCGACGTGCTTGCCAAAAACGATTTTGTTTCCGAGGAATTGTCCGAGTTGGATGATCCGAATTTCGTCACCGAGGTCAATTTCCGCCTCAGAGTTTTCGTGGATCAAACGTCCGTCGTTTTGTTCCGGATCGATGGTTGCAACAATGCGACCGTCTAACGATGTGAGGTTTGCAATTGCCCGTTTGTTTTTCTTTGTTGCGGTCATGCGTTTCCCTTTTGGTTACTGCATCCCGGCCGACGATTGCCGGCCGGGTCGTGCCGTTGGTGCTAAACGTTCTCGGTGCGTAGTCCGCTAGGGCCGAAACATTTTTTGCAAAGATGACCCGAAACAATTGCACCATTCTCAATTTCTTTTGCGGTCGTAACTCTCGGAGACATGCGAGACCGTCCCATGTTGCAGTACGGCATCGAATTTGAGTCAAGAGAGGAAACGTTGTGAGTCATCCCCGTGAGCGTGCGCCCAATGATTGCCTTTTCCCCGGTGAATCTAACGATGGTCTCTCGCTTCGTCTCGGTCATCGTGTCGCCCTTTTCTGTCAGTACCCGGGAGACCATCCCCCGTGTCCCCTAGATGGTAACCTAGATTACCAACGGAGCGCAACACCAAACCCAAAAGAAAAGGAACCCCCCCCAAAATGGACCCCACAGCCTCACTCCAATTGTTCGCCACCCCGGCGACCCGCTGCCCGACCATCCCACCAAAACCCCATTGGTCGGGTAATTATGCACAGGACCGGCACGGCACCTACCGGTTCCAATGCACCCAAAACGCAGGCCACACCGGCCCCTGCCACCTACAATGGACACCCCAAACGACCACGGAGGTCACACAATGAGCGAGACACGCCAAAACATTGCCGGCGCCCTATTCGGCATTACCGTCCTACTAATCGCCCCCGCCGCAGGCCCGTGGATCGCTGCGACCATCGCCCGATGGATCACCGGATGATGTTCCTCCCACAGGTCATGGCCATCGACCCGTCACTAACTGCCACGGGGATCACATGCCCCGACGGGACAACCCTGACCGTCCGATCCAACCTCCGAGGGATGGCACGACTCGCCGACATTCGGTCCGTGATAGTCGACCTAGCCGGCAGCGCCGAAATCGTTGCAATTGAGGGCTACGCATACGGGTCCAAATTTAATCGCGAGACGTTAGGGGAGTTGGGTGGCATTATTCGACTCGCATTGTGGGACGCGTGCATCCCTTATGTGGACATAGCGCCAACACAGCGCGCCAAATACGCGACCGGGAGTGGACGGTCCTCCAAATCGTTATGCGTTGCAGGGATCGCAGCGCGCACCGGAATCATTTTTGGTGACGATAATCAGGCGGACGCGTTCACAATGTGGGCGATGACACTAGACGCCTACGGGTCGCCCGTGATACACATGCCGGCGAAACATCGCGACGTCCTCAACGCCATCGAATGGCCACAGATAGAAAAGGGAACAACATGACACCCCGTGGCCCGTACATCCCGAAACAACGTGACCTCGACACCACATGGACACGGTTTGCAGCATGCCGGGGGATGGTCACGAATAGTTTCTACCCGGAGGAACGTGCCGGCAATGTCACCGTCGACCAAATGAACGCACGAAACAATTGTGGCCGGTGCTTAGTAGTGGACGAATGTTTGACGTATGCGATTGAAAACAAAGAACAACACGGCACATGGGGCGGTCTACCGACGGAGGCCCGCCGACGCGTCGCACGGCTCCCGGTAGATGACAGAATCACCGAGGCTCAACGACTCCGACAACGATGGGCGAACCGATGGGGACAACAACCAACCGGGACCCCGACATTGTTTGGCAGGATTGACCGATGACCGTGATGGTTGGCGATTGTCGCGACATCCTCCAAACTTTGCCGGACAATAGTGTCGACAGTATTGTGACCGATCCTCCCTATGAGATCGGATTTATGGGGAAGGGTTGGGATGGCAGCGGAGTGGCGAATGATCCGAAACTTTGGGCCGAGTGTTACCGGGTATTAAAACCGGGCGGCCACGTTTTGGCGTTTGGTGCTGCCCGTACCTATCACCGTATGGCGTGCGCTATCGAGGATGCAGGGTTTGAGATACGAGACTCCATCCATTGGGTCTACGGCTCAGGTTTCCCAAAATCTCACAACGTCTCAAAAGGGATAGACCGCAAACGGTATGACCGGGCCGAGGTTTTAGAGGTAACCGCGTGGATTAGAGAGACCGCAAAAATGGGCGGGATCAGTAGCGGCCAGATTGACGGAGCGTTTGGGTTTGCAGGAATGGCCGGGCACTGGATGTCAAGCGCATCACAACCGGCGGTGCCAACATTGGAGCAGGTGCCACTATTGTTAGACCTTTTGGGTCATACGGTGGAGACAGTACCCCCACGAATCGGGCACCTACTTTTAGAGTTAAACGGCAGGAAAGGGCAACCCGGCGCAGCATGGTACGACCGGGAAATCATCGGCACTACGACGGCAGGCCTACACAATAAAGACGAAGGGCCACGGCACACAATCGGCGCAGGAAAAGCCGTTACGGTAGACATTACGGCCCCGGCGACCGTTGATGCCCGCCAATGGGACGGGTGGGGTACAGCCTTAAAACCTGCCCACGAGCCTATTGTCATGGCCCGTAAACCGTTTGCGGGTACGGTCGCCCAGAATGTTTTAGAGCATGGCACGGGGGCACTCAACATAGACAGAGCAAGGATCGGAAGCAATGACGGATACGAACAGCAATGGGATCGACCAATTAGCACTAACATTGGGGCTGCTAGAGGAAGATACATTTCCAACGGTACTCAGCACTCCGTAGACCTAAGCGCCAACAAACCGTCGGGCCGGTGGCCTGCGAATGTGATCCTCACACACTCGACCGAATGTGGCCCCGAATGTACGCCCGACTGCCCCGCCCGAGAAATAGACCGGCAAAGCGGAAACGTAAAAGATGGCATTGCTGTTACTCGCAATGGAGGCGGGCGCAAAATCTTTGGCAAACCAAACGACGGAGCAAAAATTCCCGACACGGGCTATGGAGATAAGGGCGGAGCGTCACGCTATTTTGCGCAACCCGAATGGACACCCGGCGACTATCTAGCGAGCGTCTACACGCCCAAAGCAGGAAAGAAAGAACGCAACGCCGGACTAGACGGGATGCCAACGCTTAACCGCTACAAGGCGGGAGGAGTCGGTGGAACCGGCGGCATGCGCAGCGTCAAAGCCGCAACGGAATCGAAACCCGTTGCTAACCACCATCCGACGGTGAAACCGGTAGCCCTAATGCGCTACCTAATACGCCTCGTAACCCCACCCGGCGGCACCGTCCTAGACCCGTTCCTCGGCTCAGGTACTACAGCGGTTGCCGCCATCCTCGAAAAGTTTGAATGGATCGGTTGCGAACTCACCGCCGACTATCTGCCCATCATTGCAGCACGAACCGCGAACGCCGCCAACGACTATCCGGTCACTAACACAATCCAAAACCCGGACAACACCACCCAAACACAAATGGGCCTATTCGACACCCCCGACCAATAGAAAAGAGACTCAATGCCAATCCCCCCCATTGTCGTACAACGTGAGGCACAGCGCGGCCTAGATTGGCGGAGAGAATACGGCAGAGGCGGCACCGCCATCGGTATCGCACGCGCCCGAGACCTCGCCAACGCAGTCAACATACCCAACGAAACATTGCAACGCATGGTGTCATTTTTCGCCCGCCACGAAATAGACAAACAAGGACAGGGCTACGAACCCGGGACCGACGGCTACCCGTCCAACGGACGCATCGCATGGGCACTATGGGGCGGCGACGCAGGACGCGCATGGGCACAATCGAAGCTGGACAAATGACCAACGAACCGGACACCACCAAACGGTTCGTCCAATACGGGACCGACTATCTGTCCGCCGGGGAGATACTCGAAACCGTTTTGTGTGTCATCATCGCCGCCCAACACGAACCCCACGAACCGACCGCCACCCGACTCCGAACCCTCGCCAACCGCATTTTGGACCAAATCGCCCACTAGCCCAACGACCATCCACGGAGGATGAACCAATGGACCAAACGCCACATAACCCGGAGGCCGAACATGCGACAGTTGCCGCCGCCATCGTCCCCCAACCCGCCGAACAACGCGCCGCCCTACTCGCCACCGTCGACCCCGGCGACTTTTACGACCACACCCACGGCGACCTATTCGCCACCATCCGCCGACTCCACGACAACGGCACCCCCATCACCATCCCCACAATCCTAGACACCATCGACAGGAACGGACCCGGGCGCAGCATCACACGCGAAACCCTCAACAACCTATTCGTCGCCGGCAGCACCATCCACCAAATCGAACACGCCCAAATCGTCCACCGAGACGCCCAACGCCGGCGCGCACTACTCGCCACCAACGACCTCGCCACCCTGATCACCAACGGCAACGAATGGGGCGACCACCTCGCACACCTCGCCACAATGCACACCGCCACCCTCACAACCGGGAACCTCGGAATAGTCGACCTCACCAAAATTGATGACAACGGACCCCGACCACTATTGGGCCACATCGACGGAGGCACCCCACTTTTCTACCCCGCCGCGATCCACGACCTACACGGGGAACCCTCAGTCGGGAAAACGTGGATCGCCCTATGGGCCGCAATCGAATCCCTACACGCAGGCCACGGCGCCATGCTCATTGACTATGAGGACACCGCCGCCACATGCCGCGCACGCCTCACCGCACTAGGCGCATCCCTAGAGGACCTCGCCCGATTCATCTACATCCCGGGGCGCACGTTCACAGACTCCGACCTAGACGAAATCAGAACCCGAACCGTTGGCCTAGACGGCGGCCCCGTCATCATTGACGCCGTAGCCCCCGCCCTCGCCGCCGATGGCCTAGACGAAAACAGCAACACCGATGTCACCCTATGGATTGGCCGGATTCCTCGAACCCTCGCCCGCACCGGTAGCCCCATAATCATGTTGGACCATGTAGGCAAGAACAAAATTGACAGGGCACGAGGGGCACGAGGCGCAGGCGCCAAACTCGCCGCCATCGACGGAGCATCGTATGAAATCACCGGCACCGGATTCAGTAGAACCCAACCCGGCACCCTCAAATGCAAAATCGCAAAAGACCGCCACGGACATGTTGGACCCGTCGGCGCCATCGCCGGCGAGATCACCATAACCCCCACGGGACCCGACACCATCGGCATCACCACAAACCACACCGCTAGCCCAATCACCCCAACCGGGACATTCCGTCCCACCGGGATCATGGAATCAATCTCCCGATGGGCAGCGCAGCACGACGGCCCGTGGACCATCGGCTACCTAATCCCCAAAAGCGCAGGATCACCCCGACCCGTTGCCGGCAAAAATACGACCATCCGGGCAGCACTCACCGCACTAGTCGATGACGGGCACCTCAAAATGGACGAAGGGACACCCCCATCGGGGAACACCTACACGCACATTTCGACGTTCCTAGAGGACCAAAACGGGTGGGACTCTACCCCCCCAGAGTCCCGGCAGAGTCCCGCCCCCAGAGTCCCAAGAGTCCCGAGAGTCCCGGGGGAGTCCCTCAGTAGTCCCGCGGGATTCCCAACCACCCGGCAACCGGGAGGGGGTACGGAGTCCCGAGAGTCCCCCCCCCTTAAGGGGGACTCCGGGACTCCGGACTCCCCGACGCCCACCATTTTCGACGACGACGAACCGTTCTAGCCCAAAAACAAAAGGACCAAAATGCGAAACCGAGACCGCAATCACATCCTCAACCAAATCGGCAGAGACCTAGACGACCTCAAACACCAGACCGACCACATGACAGCACTAGAACGCGCCACCCGCAGGCTCTACGACTACCGAGGACGCGGCTACCCCACCGGCCAATCCACCGGCACAGGACAAACCAACACCATCAACAACCCCGTCGCCAACATCATCGCCAACGGCCAACCCGACCCCTACGACCAGACCATCAAACAAATCGACCAACACCTCAAACGTGCCCGAGAGTCCATCAACACCATCCGCCGCCTAGTCGACGCCACCAACAACCACAGGACCCCCAACATCACCCAAACCGTCAGTTGTGCCACATGCGCCAACCACGGCCACCAAACCCCGGCACACGCCATCACAGGGCCACACGGACCCCAATGCCGATGGTGCTACGACTACACGCGCAACCACGGTCAACCCCCCACCAAACGCCTCACAGACCTCCACCATGACGGCCAACGCATCACCCCCACCATGATCGCCAAAGAAACCAACCCCACAACGTCCCCCGGAGGTGATACGGTTCACCTAGAATCGGACCCCCTGCCCAAAGGCGGCAGCACATGAGCCACAACAAACACCCTGCCTATCGATGGCCGTGGCCAAAAGTACGCCTAGCAATCCTCGAACGCGACAACCGCACATGCAGAATCATCGGACCGGGATGCACCACCATTGCCACAGAGGTCGACCACATCATCCCCATCGACAAAGGCGGCGCATGGTATGACCCCGACAACCTCCGGGCGAGTTGCCACCGATGCAACAACCACCGCATCGACCGCACCCGCAACGATAGGTGGCGCAACGCCGGCACCCACATCGTCCTAGTCACAGGACCACCCGGCGCAGGAAAAGGCACCTACGTCAGAGAACACGCAACACCATCCGACATGGTTGTCGACTACAACACCATTTCCCAATCGTTAAACAACCCACCGCCCGCAGTAGTGAACATCGCGAGAAACGCAATTTTGCGTTCACTCAGGGCAGGAACAACGGGGGCGCGTAGGGCATGGATCACATCCTCCCGGTCCGACGCAGAAACCAAATTCCCATTTCACGAAATCATTTTGATCGATCCCGGACTAGGGGAGTGCATGGCCCGGGCGAGATCAGAACGTCGCCCACCGGACTACATGCGCGCAATTCAGGCGTGGTATGGAGAACGCGAACCATCGACCCTTGCAGAATCGTCCCGCAAATGGTGAATTTTATGCATGAAAAATGCATAAAATTCTCGAGTTATCCACAGGGTGTGGGGAGGGGAGGGGGTCAACACGGGTCTCAGAGACATCACGAGAC